TATATTAAGCGGAGTTATATAATCGCTCGAATATAAATTTGGACTCATATATCCAAACCACTCTAAAACATCATCGGTTTTATTATACAAACGAACTTCTATATTTTGCCCTTCGGCTGTATATAGGTCTGATAAAATCTTATCTGTCAATATGCTTGTTACCGAATTAGACATTTTCAACGGCTTGTATAGAGTGTCCGATTCATACTCAACAGTAAACGGGCTATCTGTTAGGGTGAGTTCTTCGGAATACGTTGCAAAGACCGTATGAATTTCAATTCTATACGTCTTGTCTTTCCTACTCTTAAACTCTGAATAATATCTTAGTTTCATCTTACTTTACTTTTCTGATTATAATGATTACTCAAAACTCCTTCTAAATCTCTTCCATGTATGCGAAACGTTACGTTTGCGGGCTGATTTCCATTTTCTGCAGACGGTGCAATCTTTTGCGATAAGGAGCCATATAAACCGCTATTAAGCATTTGAAACAAATTACTTTGCTGTGATCCGTTTAGAATCATCTCGCCTGAATTGAGTAAAGCCGGAACTTTATCGCCTGTGAATGATGTGCCAGGCACAATACCACCCGTTGCGAATTTAGGAATACTAGCCATTGCAGCGACGACGGCAGCAACGGCGGCTCCCGCCAATAACCAACCGACAACGGGCGTTTCTGCTGCGGAAGCTACGCCGCTAACTACTGCTTCGGTCTGTTTCGCAGTTATTAACGATTGAATAGCCGGAATAGCTTGCGCAATACTGGATATAACATTTGCGCCCCATTGAAGATACGCCGCCGCACTTTCATTGGTTATTCCAGATAAAGACCCCATAATACTACCAACTGCAGATAGAGATTCGGCATACCTTTCATTCATGTCTATATCTTCTTTTTTAAAAAGCGGATCATATTTCGGCAACTTTAAGTTTTTACCTTCTTTCCCATGAGTAGGAACTTTATCTTTATACGTTGGTTTTACCGGAAGAGACAAAGCGCCGTCTTTCATTTCACCATGAGCACTTTTGAACGTTTCTTGCTCTACAACAAACTTTAAACTTATCCTCTTTGATTCGAGTTCATTAATTGTTGCTTGAATGGCGGAACGCGCTTGCATGTCGGTTTCAGCAATAAGTTTTTTATTTTGCTCTGCGATTTGCGTGTCATACCAAGCGATAGAGCCCTTTTTCGGTTCTTCCTTTGGCGTTTTACCGCCTATTCCTGACTGTGAAGCACGGTTCGCCGCTTTCGTCATACTAGATAAATTCCGTCCCGCCGCCTCTGCCGCCGTTGCAACGTTTATTAAATTCTGCAACCATTCATCACTCTTCTTTACTAAAATCGCGTTATATTGTATTGCATCCTGATACTTCGACAACATCGGGCTTATTGCCTTACTCAATGCATTTGTATCTGTTGTTGTAACCGTGTGCACATTCATTCCAGAACCCACCGTTTCGTAAGTTGTGAATTTGGCTTTTAAACGATCGTATTCATCTACGAAGTCTTTATACTGTTTCGCTAATTGTGCCTTTTGTTTATCGCCTACCGAAGATACATCTAATCTCAACACTTTATCTATATCTATTGCCGAAACATCTACGCCGTCAAGTCCTATTGCCGCCTTTACCATTGCTTGTAATGCGTTTTGACTTCTTTGTTTATATTGTCCTACGATTTCCTCTTGGTCTTTCAGCGTCTTGTCTAATAGTTCCCTAGCTGCTTTCTTTTGCTCTTCCGTTGAATCCTTATCTTTTAAGATAGTTATTTGTTCTTGTATGGTTGCTTGATTCTTTGCATCAAAATAAGAGAACGACATTTTTGTATTTCCTAATTGATCCATCGCGCTGTATGCTTCGCGTGCTAGACGTATAGTTTCGGTTAACCCGTTCATGAACGGCGTCCAGTCTCCACTACCGATAGAGTAGAAAAACTGGTCTACGCCACCTTTTAAGCCGTCCATAGTACGGGCATATTCATCTCCTAGCGTCTGACTGCTATTCATTACTTTATTGAAACCCTCCGAGGCAGTTACAGCAATACCAAGAACCCCGGCGAACTTCATAACTCCCGATACTGCAACGCCGGACATTTTAGAAATGTCGCTTTGAAAAGCGTTTACATTCTTCTTCGACTTATTTAGATTTGCGTCAAAGTCATTCGTTTTAAGCAATAATCTTGTTACTATATCAGACATCTTTATGCGTGTTTAATTGTGATTCTACTTCTTTTGCTTTAGCTCGTAATCGTTGCATCTCTTCGTCCGTTACGCTCGTATCTTTCTTTTCTTCTTCATCCCACGGGAACCGGAGTATATCGGTTTGCTTTAGCGTTTTAGTGCTATTCGATTGCGCTATAATGAAACCTAGCAATCTAGTTTGTTCCCACGCTTCCCGATTACGTCGATTCAATCCGTCTATAAACGATTCAACCTCGATAAAGTCCATTTTATCGAGGAAGTAATCGGGAGCGATCCCACCCTCACCGACAACGCGCGAATAAAGTTCGCGTATACTTACGGCTTTCGTTTCCGCGTCGTCACCTTCTTTTTTTTTACGTCATTTCCTGCCGATTGCGAACGTAGTTTGATTTCATCCAAAATAAATTCTTTGAATTGTTCGAATAGCGTCAAGTCATTTTCGCATAATTCGATAAATTCCTCAAATTCCATTTTGAACAATTCCTGATTAGAGGCAAGCAGGAACGAATAAAACAAAAGAAACTCGTCTAACATCTTCCCGAACTGAAACGGATAGCCGGATATAGATTCGAACACAAAGAACGCACGAAGCGTATATTTCAAAGAAAAATCTTTTCCGTTAAGTGATATTGTTTTCATTGAATAAGTCGTTTAGAGGGCGGCAAAACACCGCCCGTAAGTTATTTACTAGCTGCTTCCTTTGCAAGCGGTCCGGTTCCTTCGAAACTGATTGATAGTGTTGCTTTGTCACCATCCGGCGCATTTGCTTCTAGCGAAGTGATAACCGCACTACCTGTATATGCACCTTCCGCTAGCGTCCATCCGGCGGCGGGCATTTCGTTTACGTCAGGATTGCCAACAACGCCAAATTTCAGAACAACAGGTTTATGCGCCAAGAACAAAGCGAATAGTTTATCGTAGCTATTCGCATCTGCATCCGCGCTAAACACATTTTCGCTTGAAGCGTTCCAAGAAAGTTTCTTGATGTCCTTCTCCGTCCAGATACCCGAGTCTTTACTTTGCGTGTCGATTGTTTCAGCCGAAAGCCCCAATTTGCAAGATGTGGCAAGTGCGATGGCTTTATCGTCGATGAATAACATTAGGTCTTTTCCTAACACTGATTTTGCTTTACTCATAATTTTATCGTGTTTTAGTTAATTATTCAGTTTTAAATGAGAATACGAGGCTTTGAATAAAAGTATCTTCTATAAAATCCTCATTCGCACTAATTAGTTTAGAATCGATCACATCGAAGTTATCATAACTTCCTCGTTTGTTTTCGAGTGATTTACGTACCTCTTCCGCGATTGTAACAGAGTTCAAATAGTTATCACTGGCGACAACGATCTCAACCGAAACTGTGTCACCTGTGCCGTACCTATCTTTCGTATATTCCGGCGTTAAGGAGTTGCGTTTGTAGATCACAAACGGAAAAGATGTTTCCGTTTTGGTCGAGATAGCATATATTTTATCAGAAACCAATTTTGCCAACTCTGTAGAGTCGCTTAATTTCTTATATACGTGTGCGCCTATTGATAAACTCATTTCTTTTTATTTGCTACTTTCATTATAGAATCAATTATATTTTTCTCTAGTGAGCTCTCTGCTTCTTTCTGCTTCGATTTGACCGCATTAGAAAAGAAGTGGGAAGCATTTATAATACCCCTATTCGCTCCTTTTTTGGTAGCTCGTTCTTTTGTTCCTGATTCGAACCATTTCAGCATATAGGCGCGTGATCCCTTTTTGCGGCGGTCGATCAAGTCAACCCGTGCACCGGAAGCATTGCGATAAACTGCTACGTTTATTTCGTTCTTTAACGGTTTGAACGATACGCCATTCTTAGAACTGCTAAATTCTGCATCAGTAACAGCGGAAACTAGATTTTCCTGTGCCTGTTTACGAATGATAAGAATCGACTTTCTAAGAGCGGAGGAAATTGCCTTCTTTGCTTCTTTATCGTTCAACCGTTTAAGTAGTTCGTTTACTCGCGTTGCATCCACTTCGACGCGATACAAGTTGCGCCCGGTGTAATTGTCGTTACTCATTGATTACCTCCGCTTCTATAACCGTTGCTTGTTGCTTCCGGTCGTGATTGATAGATAGAATCTTGTATTTCTGCCCGTCGTATTCGATCCTCATTTTAGCGTTGATCTCTTTACAGATGCGAATCATTATCGTATTAACGGTCGTATTATATATCTCGCCGTTCGCTTCTTTACGTGCACCCGACTTAAAGCGAATGTATGCGCGTTTATCGAATACTTTCACCCAACTTTCAGACGTGCCGCCCAGATTATCGCGCTTTGACTCGCTACGGTAAAAAGCGATCATTTCGTTTAATAATCCTGCTTGCATTACGTATATCGTTTTAAAGGTTGCAGTAATAGTTCTATGTGCCCCGGAATAACTTGCGGAGTGGCAAATGTTACCGATTCGCGGTTTGCGTAGTAATTCGCTATAAGGATGCGGATCGCGTGCCAGATACGCCGATCTATTTTTGCGTCCTTAACGTAGTTATCTAGCGGATTATTTAGATACGATTCGATAAGAAGTTGAACGGGTTCGATAAGCCCGGTTATATACGCGTCGTCCGTGTCGAAGTCAACGTTTAAATGCTGTTTGAGTTCTTCGAGTGTTACGTATTGTGCCATATTGGATAAATTAGAAAGGGCTAGAGCCGAAGCCCCAGCCCTTTAGTGAATGATAGGTTATAGAATTAGGCAGAAGCTTTTTTCTTTGCGATGGCAAAGGCTTCCGGGCGAGCTACAACAATATCATAATCAGTATTCAACACAAAGTTTACGACATTACTTTTCGCTCCGGTATACGGGTCTATCACTAAATCCATATCGCCGAACTGACCGATAGCAGCGTTGGAGAATACACCGAATCCGATAGAATCGGCGTCCATGTAGTTAGTAACAAGAACCGGATAACCGTTCACCATACCATTTTGGCAGATCATTTCAGCAGCCCCCGCCGCTTTGGGAGTGGATTTCAAAGTACCATACACCTTTGGAGTGCAAACATAGGCGGCTGTACCGTCCGTAACATCTACGCCCGCATCCATGACAGTAGATTCAAGTGCAACAATATTCGCGAACGTCAATGCGGAAGTATATTCTACATCCGGTTTTGCCTTTACAAACACGCCGTTACTTGCACCAGACAACGCAGCCCCCGAAAACATCCATTTGTTCAAAGTACGGGCAACACCAAGCGAAATTTGTTTTAAAACTACGTCCTGCAAAGAGTAGTTCGTTTGGTTGATCGCACGCTTAGACACCGGGATAGAAATAGATACACGTTTGGGTGAAGCCTTGATTTTGTCGATATTCAATTCGGTATCAGTAACCGCAACGTTTTCACCCTGAATTGTTGCTTCAACAGCCGCCAATGTTGGGAAAACAAGGTCACCTACAAGCCCGCTTTGCATCTTGATACCTAGTTTATCAATAATCAAGCCTTTTTCTAACGGCTCAATGATTTCACCGATTGTAACAGGAACCATGCTAGCCGCATCGGTTGTATCTGTAACAGTCACCGCACGTTCTACAACTTTAATACCGCCTTCCGATACTACTCCGTTGTATTCTTCCAAAGAACGATGATTAACGACGTCAAAAACAGCCTGTGAAAACAACACGCGACGGTCTGACACCAGTCCCGCGTTAATATCTTCAAGCGCACGGCGTTCGACTTTCATTTCCAAAAGTTCTTTCTTTGTTTTCAACTGCTCGAACTGCTCTTTCTCGCTTGCGTCGAGTGCTCTTTTTTCCGCTTCTGCTTTATCCAACATAGCGCGCATCTGCTCTTTGTATTGAGCAATAGTTTCAAATTCTTTTCTCATGTTTTAAATTGATTTGCGTAAATTATTAATTTCATTTAGATAGTCTTTATTCTCGCCGGACAACTCCGCTATCGTATCGTCCATACTCCGCACCGTTACGTCTGTACCATAAAAAGCAGGATCAACAACGGGAGATATATCGGAAATCCGATCAATCATGTGTACAGTACGAAGCAATAACCCGTCTTTCATTGAATAGGAAACTTTTGTTTTATCCTTTTCATTTAAAGCATACGCAAAAGACGAACCGAAAATGTCACCGCGTTTAATCATTTCTACGGCGAAATCTCCATCGGGAGTACTAGGAGCCTCAAACCTGTATTTTAGTCCGTAGTCATCAAGTTCAAGCGACAAAGTACCTGCACCGCGATTAGATCGAGCCAACAATCTCTGTTTGTTATGATCTAACAGAGCTTTAACATCACAACTACGCAACAACTCTTCCGTTATAGCTCCCTTTTCGATTACCTCAACAAAAGCGCGTTGCTTTTCCCTGTCGTACAATACGCGGCTTTCTTGTCCGAATACAACCGCATAACCTTCGATTATTCTTCCATCTCCAACTTTAGGAGCACCTAACTCCGTATAACTTCGTATTTCCATATTTTGCAAATATCATTTTACTATATGTTTGTTTCTTCGTTTTTGGGTAGCTCTACTTTTTGACTAGCCGCCTCGATTGGTTGAACATTGCAGGAGATAAACACTTTGTCGCCTCCTTCAACGGGCGGTTTTCCTAAAGCCCTACGAGTATCATTCGGGGAATGAGCTCCCATTTCTTCCAAAGCTTTATAATAGCTTGCTTGTGTCGTTAAATCGGTTTGATATAAGCATGACAAATCAAATGAAATACTATATAAGTGAGCGACCGAATTAGGAATCAGCTTGTAATTAAATTCAGCCTCGATTTGTTTCAATATTGGTTGCAGTGTATCAGTTAAAAAAGAAACATTGCTCATTTCAGAAGCTTTGTAATTAGTAGATTGTCCGGCAAATACTTTATCTGGGTGAACTCCGTAAAATCTACATATATCAAGAATACTGAATTTCTTTGTTTCCAATAACTGCGCATCAACCGGATTTATAGAAAGTTGATGAAATCCAACATCGCCGGGAACTGAAATAATGTCTCTTCCTGTGTTTAGTTGTTCCTCTATGCGATCTCCAACCGTAGAAAGTTGAATATCCGTCATACCTGCACCGGGCAACCCTTTATTTATCTCTTTTGCACCGGAAACAAGCCCCTTTATTTTACTTCCATTCTGAAAGGTTCGTAAATTCTGATTATCTGCACTCGCGGCTATGGAAAAGATACGGCTAGCGTACATTATTGTGCTTACTCCTGTATATCCCCCGTCCAAACTATTATTTTTAAGATGGATTATTTCGTAGGATTCAAAACGCCCATATATCCGGTTATATGGATCAGAAATAATATAAACATCATTCAATTTGTCATAGGTTACTGTATTATTTGCGCATAATACAAGCTCGCTAACACTGCCGAACTTTCGACGGATAACGATGTAGGCGTTTCCTTGATTTACGATTTGAACAACCATATTCCTAACCATTTCAAAACTATTCATTCGTCGGTTAGGCATACGGGTTAATATCGTATATAAATCGTTTTCCTCGTCTGGTGAGAAATATCCATCTTTTTTCCGTTTAATTATAAGCGGTAAAGACGCGATAGTCCCCGAAAGAATAGAAGTACATCTATATGCGGCTGAAAGTTTCATTGCTTGATTACTGTTATGCACATCTATGGGCTGACTGGGTAACGATGGTAATCGGGAGTTTATCGCCGCATCTTTATCCGTTATGCTCATCTCTGCATTTAAGGCGCGTTTTTGCGTCTTTGAACGTCCCAATTCAAAATTAAAAGATAGTTTCATTATACCTCCATGTTATTAAATAAGTAGAATGTCATTAGGTTTGTTATAGTCGAATCAATCTTCGCATTGTGCGTTTTCTTGACTGGCTTCTTGTTCATGTTCCGATCTTCGTCTAATACCGCATTACTAAAACAGTACGGCGTAATCGGATTAGGGCTAAAGGTGAGCTTACTCCGATACAAAGCAAGTTCAAAGGATTCGATAGGGCTTGTAAACGTTCCGTATGTCTGTTTAACAGGCTTAATATATTCACTCGCGCCGCCTACGGAATAAGTAAGAAGATTCACAAATTCAGCCGATTTATAAGGATCATAGCCAACTCCCATAATTTGTAGATACTTTGCACGTGCAAGTATATCGTTTACTATTTGCTGATAGTCGATAATATCACCGTCACAAAGAATTAAATAGCCCGCTTTCGCCCAACCTTCGTAAAGTTCCCGATTCGGATGATCTTTCAAAGCTCCTTCCGGGAAATAGTAATCCGTATGTGAATGAAAAGAACCGCTTTCTTTCGAATAGATATTATAAGTAACCGTAGAAAAATCGTCTCGAACGGATAAATCGACCGCCGCCATTGTTAACGGATAAGTACCGATATTCTCTATTCTAATATCTTTGAATCGTTCTTCGATCTGCTTCGCCTCAATCCATTTCGTTGTCGAATCAACCGCAAACACATTAAGTAACTTTGTCCGAAACTCTAGCGCGTCCGGTGCGCTATATAAAGCCTTCTGGTATGCGTCGATATAGAAATCTTCATAAACAGTTATACCCATGTGTGGTTGCACTTTACGCCACGTTGCCGGATCGCCTTCCTCGTCGTCTACGTCTGGTTCAAAGATGTGTGCAAATATGGAATCATTTTCAATCTCACCGCGTAGGATCGCTTTATACATTTTGAGCATTTCGACGAATGGAGCCGTCTCTTTATCGGATGCGGTCGTAATTACTACGGTTAAAGGGTTGAGCCGTGCGCCCATTGAGGACGTTAAAACGTTCTTCAATGCGGCGCTATCGGCTTGTGAATACTCGTCTACTATTACCATGCTTGCGTTAAGTCCGTCTAATTTATCCGGGTTAGAGGCAAGACAACGGGCAAAAGAGGTTTTTCCCTTTATGCGGTTATATATGATTTCTCGATTAATTTTGAAGTGTCTAAACTTCGGATCGAGAGACTTTAAAATATTACGTATTTCATCAAAACAAACTTTCGCCTGATTATATGAGTTTGCAGCAACGTATGTTTGTGCGTTCGCATCACCGAACAACAAATCGTTAATCGAAAGACTCGCTACACTTGTTGTCTTACTGAATTTACGTGGAACGAATAGAAGAGCTTCGCGAATCAAACGCTTGTTTGTGTCAGGCTTGTAAAACGCGAGAATATTAGAGAACTGAAACACCTGTATCGGAGTCAGCTTGTATCTAGTCTTTCCCTTTGTGCCGGAGAATTTCAAACGCTCGTAGAACGTGACGAACTTCTTTACTTCCTTGATCCGAAATTCGTATTTATCAAGAAAAACAAAAAAGCGGTGAACGGCTAGCAACTCGTAAAGGTTGTGCGCGTCCGGATTGTTAATACAACCTTTGATATACACATTTAGTCTTTCATCTGCCCTGTCTAGCTTATACGCATCAACGTCGATGTTATGCAGATCGGAGACAACCGACTGCTTTAACGCTATCAGTTTATCTCTATTCTCCTTGTTCATCGCGATCTATTTTGTTTACTTCGTTAATCAGGTCGTTTACTTCGTCGTCGTCAGATGCAGAAAGCGTTTGAAAGGTCAAACCAAGTTCGCGTAATTGTTTGCGCGTTGCTTCGAGTGCATCGAATAAAACTTTGAAAGCAGGATGCGCCGTAAGTTTATCATTATTTTCACGGGACACTTCTTTCACGTATGACTTCATACGCTTCTTTGAAATATCGTTTAATGCAATTTGAAACGCCATATATGAACCTGCGCAAAGAGTTATACAGAGGTCTAAATCTTCCGTATATGTTCCCTGCGACTCCATCGCGGCGCGAATCTTTTCTTTTATGTCGTCCAAATCACACATTTTTTATAGGCTTTTTGCATATAGGAAAAGATCGCAAGTATTTGGTAGCTCGGAAGATGCGCGCAAAAAGCTTACCCCCAACGCGCACCCCCTCGTTTCAAAAATTACTCGCGTGTGTAAATATGAGGTGAGGTGGGTTTAGCGTATCGCGTTAAAAAATAAAAAAACCGCCCCCTCTCGTCGAGGTTGAGCGGTTGTAAGAAAATCAGAAAAGTATTATTTCTCGCCTTGCAAGAACCGATCCGCAAAACGTTCCGTCATTCGTTTATTATTCGCCTGAACTGCCTCTTTCGAATGACTGAAAGCGCGTCGATGCGTATCAGAGTGGCACGAATGACAAAGGCTTTGCAGATTGTTATAATCAAACATTAGTTGTCTCATTTCGAGTTCATGCGACACGGACTCAACCGGGACAATGTGATGTACTTCCGTTGCAAGCGTACTGCGATTGTTCGCTTCGCACACTTCACAAACCGGATTGCTTTGTAACTTCTTAGCTCGAAGTAACTTCCAACGATTGGAGTTAATCATCTTAATGTAATGCGGGTTTCTACTCATGTCGTAATAAATCTAAAGGATTAACACCACCGAAATAATCATAATTCCAATCCATCATAGCATGAAAAGCCGAACGGCTCATTTGCTTTAATAGTTCTTTCTTTAGTTTACGCGGAAAGCGTTCGCGCGATGTTTTCTGCAACTTTCGTTTCATGTCTTATTTTATTAGTTCGTCATAATTAAAAAGAATCTTATCACATTGATAACAATCGTGCAACTCCTTTCGTGTCGCCTCGATGTCGTCCGTTTCTATCTCAACTAAATGCGTCTCGGACACATCGCCCGATTTGCATTGAATACGCCTAATTATATACATAACGTTTCGATCCGGTCTAATCCGTTAATAAGTAATCTAATCCGTGCACAATTCCCGTCGCATCGAGTCGATTGTGTTTCCTGTTTATGTATCCGGCTTGCACAACCTTTGCAGTTCTTAGACGGACACATTTGTTTATACACTTCGATAGCTTGCCGCCTCGTTTCGTCTCTCTGTATCCGAGCCGCTTCGATAGCGACTTTTCGGATTAAGCCACGCGAGCGGATGCGCTCGTTTGTGGCTTGTTCGATGTACTGTTTTACTTTACTCATTTTACCGTGTTATTTTTAGGTTTGTAATTCCACCCGTTTAACTCGTAGACTTTCCGTTTCGCCTCTTCCTGTGTTGCCGCATCATCTACCTTTGTGTCTCCGTCTGGATCGCGACGATAGATATTGAAGTGTCGAAAACGAGGGGAATAATAATACTTTGATTGATTTTGCGTTTGGCTCATTTCTGTATCGTTTTTAATATTAATCTCTTGCTTCAGCCATCTTCCGACCTTTTGTAGTCGCCGAATAGATATTCGGCTTATCACCACTGAAACATTTAGTTTTTATCCATTCATTTCGTTCAGCTTCCCGGATATAGAAGGATATTCCGTATTCAGATGTATGTTTTAACCAATCCAAATTTTTGATTTGTTCAAATGTCATAGGACCGCCATAAACGAGCGATGACGTCAACATTTCAACGCTTTCTTTCAATGAATATTCACTCATATTTATCTTGTTTTACTCTAATTAAAATACACCTCCATCACAGGCGTTAATAATAATTTCTACTATTCTATCACTTTTCATTCTTCCATTTTCGCCCACTCCATCATTATCATCCTTATCAAGTTTCAAGATATTTAAATTTCCATCAGCAAAGAGAATCAGATTCTTAGGTTTCTTTCGGATTACCTTCTTCAGCTCCTTAATCCATTCCTCTTCTTTCTTCGTTAGTTTGATTATTTCCATAATGTTCCTTATTGATTTGTTTTGATTATTTCCTTTTATTCATTTTCTTCCGTTTCCGGTCTTTTTTGATTTGATTCGCAGTACGCCCACCTTTCGAAGAGGAATTTTTCCAAGAAGGTGGGACGGTTTTCCAAGGAGTAGACTTTTCTTCATCTACCATTTTCAGTTCCATATAGGGAATATCATAAGGTCTGTTTTCGTATCTATATGTATTCATTTCTGTTTTGTTATTAGTTATTCAATCCGTTCACCCAACTTTAAAACATACACCTCTTTCTTATCAGGTGCACCCCATTTCTTCCGACCAACTCCAACCGAAATACGATCCAACTTAAACAACATAGATCGCGCGGTGTACCCATACCGGAAACGAACGTGTGTATAATGATCGCAACTACCAACCGGACAACCGTCACAACCTTTTGCGCTTGGATGAAGTCCGCAACACTTTAAGCGTTTGATCCAATACGGTTTTATTTCCCGATATTCTTCTTTCTTTTCGCCGGATTCGATCATTAGAAACCAAACCGCCATTAATGGTAAATCTAGTATTCGCATAACTTTATTTTTTATTAATTCTACACAAACATTCTAGGCTGCATCCGCGACAAAATGATTTTATTCGCATCTGCATAGAACTTCTTCTTTATCTCAAATCCGTATGCTTTTCGCCCGCATTGAGCGGCTGCAAGTAATGTTGTACCACTTCCGGCGCATGGGTCTATTACAACATCACCCGCATCTGTGAAAAGTTCGATCAACCGTTCAAGTAACGGAACTGATTTTTGTGTTGGATGAATCCGCGGTGTATCTGTGTCTCTAGGATAATCGAAACAATTAAATACCATCCGACCGCCATTATTGAATTTTGGCAGTTTATCCCGATACAAGAGTACACCATATTCACAATTACCAACGACCTTCATATTAGCCTTTAAAACTTGTGCCGAAAAGTTCTTTTTAAATACCAGATTGATATAATTGTTCAGCCCGTATTCTTTCGCTTTCTGTATAAGTTCGAATTGTTGCTGAAATTCACAAAAGACAATCATACAGGGGGATTTTCCTTTTTCTTTTGGCTCTTTAACGAGCATCTTGCTACAAAAGTGAAGAAATTCAGTAATTCGAAAATCTTTATCGGTATCGAAAAACTCTTTTCCGGCTAATTCGCTTTCTCCATTAGAATTGTCTCCGTCGATATACCAAGATGGATTAGAACCGTATGCGTTCTTCCCGATGTTGTAGGGAATATCCGCAATGATTAGTTGCGCTTTCGGAATACCGTATGTTTTATAGTTCTGGAAATGGTCGTTAAATAGTTCTACGTCTTTCATCGAAACAACAATATTAATCGTTAATAATCTCGTCCTCATTCTCTACTACTTCGCTTTTTACAGGTTTCTTCACCGGAACGCGAATCGCCTTTTCCGTGAACTTACTCGATAGATACCTATTCGCCTGCTCCCAATCCGCAAAGTGTAAATTCGGATCAGTATAGAGCGAGATAATCGTAGAGTTTAATTTATCGAGTGCTCCGAAAGCACTTGAATTTATCGTACCGTCTAAGGGTGAAAACTTGGCAACTAAACCGTTATAATTCTCTGAAACAAATCGATCGATATACTTCCGATTCCGTTCATTTGTCGCGACGGGGTCTGCTGATATGTCGTGCAAATAATTTGTGTTTGATAGTTTTTTAACCATATTAAAATCCTTCTAATCGTTTTTGTCCGTTCATCTCGTCTACCTTGTGTTGTGGTAGTTTTCGTTTTGGTTTTACATACTCGAAATGTCGTTCCGCCTGTGATAGATCGTAGAACATTTCTTTGATTTCGTCCGGTAGTACTTCTTCATCATCATCGTCGGGCATCGGATCGGCAACCCGGAGAAAGCAGCCTAAAATGTACTGCATAATCTCGTATGTGCTTTTGAAATGATAGTCAGCGCGAATCTTATCGAGCCTTTGCCATTGTTCCAGATCGACGCGAACCGGAATCTTTTTAAAATACACAAGTTTCTTTTTTCTGCTTCGCATGGTTTCGTTGTATTAATTATCTTCTACTAGCTCCGTTCAAGTCCAAGACGTTAAACATTTCATTTATTCGATCCGCGATATACGCGCCGTAAATACGCTGTATTTCCTTAATCGTTAAGTTCGTTGTAACATGAGTTATTGCCTCATGTCTCAACTCGTACCGACATTGGAAAATATACTGCATCACGTTTAGTTCAGTACCGAAATACTTTGCCGGGATTGGCTCGCGTCCTAGTTCATCAAAACAGATCATTCGCGGCGTACCGTTGTTGTAAGTATACAATTCTAGTGCATCCTTTCCGCGCATCGAAAAGCCGTTTGCAATACAGGAAGCCGAATCAATCCTAAAACCACCGATCGGATAGCCGCCCTTTGCTTTGCCGCGTGTGAAATAACTATATCGGTTTAGAATCTGCATGATAGTACTTTTTCCTGTACCGATGTCACCTCGTAACAATAACCCTTTATTTGAATCTAGCTTCTCGGATCGTCCTTCAGTATACAAAAACAGTTGGTTCATTATGTTTCTATTCGAATCGTCTATCTTGAAGTTAGGACAAACATATTTGCAACACGCTTTAAACCACTCCGGGCGCTTCTCTACTTCTATCGGCTCGTCATAGTACGGTAGTCCGTATGATAGAATCGCCGCTATCGGTAGAGTCTGTTTGCTTCTTGTTTCCATATTCGCATTTATCGTTTTTTAGTTCAAATAATCCCGACCAATTATTAGCAATCGATTCATTTACGATTTGCTCCGCAATCACCGGATCATTCTTGCTCAATTTTACCAGTTTGTTATAACACGCTTTTAGTGACTTTTCCGATTTGTAATTTTGCCGCCTGTCTTTCTTGTATTCAAGCCAGAGCGAAAACGCTTCTAAAAACTCGTCAGATATAAAATCAAAATCTCCATGAGAGACTTTAGAGAGTATATTTCTGTTTGGTTTCTGTTTTAGTTTATTATAGTCTGTACTATCCCCTGTATCATTGACTCCCTTATCCCCTGTATCATTGGCTGTCTGATTGGCTCCCTTATTGGCTGTTTGATTGGCTGTAAAATTTACAGTAGTAGTTACAGTAGTTTTAAATTCCTTCACGAAAGAATAAGAGCTTATAATACGTTTGTTCTTACCAGATTTATAATAAATCAATCCTGCATTTATTAAAGACTCGCGGGCTTTTATTAGTGTTTTCTCATTCACGTTAAGCGCAAAACAAAGTTCAATGTTCGAGCAATCGAAAACGTCCCTCCAATCTTCGCCGTTACAAATAGCCACTAATTCATAAAAAAGGGCTTGTTCGGTGGCGGTAAATCTGAAACGTCGTCGCGCTTTTCGCATCTTTTCGGTTAGCGTATATCCGTCTATATTCATCACACTTATAAAGTCTATCGAGCGACATAATAACTACAAATCCTTATCCCGATCGCCCGCCCTACTTTCAGGACGGAACAATAGCAAATAAAATTATTCTCTCTTCCTCCGTTGCGACACGTTCGACAATCGTGTTTTACTTGCTTTTGTGCTGTTTTCTTCACCATTCTTATACCTCCTTTATTTTAATTCCATGAACGTAAAGCATGAGCTTACGTTTGATTATATACTCCTTTGTCCGAACACCTTTAGTATCTTCGATGATATACTCACCATCCCGATAATAAACGAAATCAGCGATGTAGTAAACTCCTCGTTCGATCAGCTTCTTTTTACGTAGCATCTTCCGCACTCCCTGCACTTCATAGAAACGATATTGAGGCGAAATAAGCTCGTATTTTACTTGCTCTTGTAATCCGGTTATAATCCCCTTCTTTTCGAGTAGTTTCAACTCCTTAGCGCGTCGATATTCCTTTTTAGAGTCGTATCCGTCTATTTTTACATTCTTATACTTTGCCATGTCCTTTTAATTGGTTTGTGAATAGTGGATAAGCCCGGATTCGAACCGGGAATGATACTTCAAGAGCCGCACCGCATTAACGGAATGTCTGGCGATCAACCTTACATAATTAGGCGTTTCCAATTCCGCCACTTATCCGATTTGCCGGGGCTTTCACCCGGCGCGTTGTTATTTAGTTATTTTCAAGAAGTCGGGAACAATCCCATATAACGCCGTTTTCCCGTCCCAACGATCAATAAACTGTTTGTACAAAATTTCTTTAGTCAATCCTCTTGACCGGATGATAGCCTGTTCTGTTTTTAGTTGTTCTAACTCGTTTAACTTCTTTTGTTCTTCAATCTGCTGATCTAATACCGAAATATTCGTATTTACTTCATTACGACTGTCTATTTTCTCACGTACCTTTTCCGAAAATTCTAATTGTGCAGAAAATGTTAGTAATTGCAATCCGCGTTTTTCAAACTCCGTTTCGATTATTTGTTCTAACCGTCTTTCAAAAATCAATGAGCCTCCGTCTGCCATCAAACTATCCGTTTTATGTTTACGACTTTCTTCTTTTATTAAATCATATATACGCGGCTCCAATATATTATCTTCAAGAGAACTCATAAAATCGCCTCCGTCGCTAATATGTTTATTATCGAATACCACATCGACCGCCCTTTCTTTAATCACTTTATATGAATAAGTCGGACGAGCTTTAAACTCTGTATTGTCTGCTGCTTTTAGTGTAACAGGTTCGGCAAAGTCACCTCTTTGGTCAAATAATGGAACTTGAAAAAGTTCTGTGCCCCATTCCCACGTAGAAACGCGTCCCGTTTTAATGGAAAAATCGTTCTTTCCGTCTTTCCCGTAATTCTCCATGAAAACACCTGCATAATTGGGAGCGACACGTTCACATGAAGCGAACAAAACAACGGCAACAAATGCCAATAGTAAAAACTTAAAATCTTTCATTTTTAAAAATTTAATTAGTTTGTAAATTAAGAAAATTACAGCCGATAAAATAACCATAACGCCCAACCACGCGCTAACATGGTTGAATAGGCGGTTTCCTATTGGGATAGCTATCACGGCTATTAATAGCATCCAATGTCGTTTAATCATGTTTCTGTTGTTCTTTATTTTTCGCTTCATACGGATAAACATCTACAATCGCCGTTTCTTTGAGAAGAATCGAAGAATAATCCGCCATCGTTCCTTTCATGCCTTCGTCGAGTTTCTTCATTGCGTCGTGAATGTCCGCCGCCTGTATGAGTACGTTTGTATAAGTCCGTTTCTCCTTGCCGCTTTTCTCGTCAAGCGTAGTGAAAGCGAGTCGCCCGGCAAACCATTTATCGGCGGAATCCTCTTCGCTCGTAAATATCTCGCTATAATGTGCGCGGGAAATGTCGGACACGGTGAACTCACCGGAGATAAACGGCGTTACCTCTTCGATTATTCGCGCTTCTGCTTCGGTAAAACTTAGTGCATCGACTAAATACGGTTCAGTGACTTTCTTTTGCATCCCGTTCTCCATTACCTTCTCGTAACGGATTTTACATAAAAACCAAGTGTTCATAATAAATTCATTTCTTTAATTAATTCGATCAAACCCTCATAAGGAATATTATATTTCTCTGCGAATTTTATTTTGTCTACAATCTTTTGTTCTAATGTGCTAACCTCTGTCAGCGTACACGTTAGGCATCCATTGGACATTTTAATATTTTCTATAGATGTAGAATTACCAAATGAGCGATATTCTGTCATTCTAACATATTTATCTCTGATTTTATATAGATTTTTTTCAACAAGATTATAAGTTTCTTCATGTGAAATTTTACACCCATGTCTTTTTAGCATAGTATAAATTTCATCCATAGAATAAGGATGCAAAAGAGGAATGCAATCTAAAATTTCTTCTTTGTTCTTACTACTCATAATTTCGTGTTTATTAAAGTGTTTATAAAAATGTAATTAATCATGTTGTGTTAGTGTTGTGACGGTACTTTCTTCATCAGTTTCTTTAACTCCTTCCGCATCTTATAAATCTGATTTTTAACCGGAACACTGTTTTTCGCTTCCGGCTTTAACGCCTCGATCTGCATCTTTAATTCTAATACCGCTTTTGCCTTATCGACACAATCAAGCAAGTCCAGACCGGAACGGATAGATTCGTCTATCATCTCGCTAGCCAACCGGATTCGATCATAGAGTTTCTTTATATTCTCCACGTGATCGGCTCGATTCATTTCGAGTATTCGACCGTCGTTTACATAGCCGTCATAAATGACATAATACAATTTGTCTACGTCCGGGCGACCTAAAAAGTGTCCGAGGAATTGCCAATAATATTCGTCTTTTTCGTCGATGGTATTTCCAAACTGCAGCGATTCGATCTTTCCTTGCGACATCGGGCACTTGATCTCACCCAGAGCGGTAACTTTCCCGTCAAATCCGTACACATAGAAATCCGGTGAATCTCCGAATCCTTCAAACGGTTCATTGAAAACAATGTCTTTAAAATCGGTTGTACACGACTTGATCTCATTCATTAACTGGCTCCGTACCCATTCGACCGCTAGCGGTTCGTTTTCATGTCCCCAATCAAACGCCTTGTTACTTCCGTTTTCTCGCATCGTCCCGGTTCTCCGCTCGTATCGTACTAAATACATCGCGTCTAACGCACCTTTACCAAAGGGACAACCTTTGCCCGCTTTCATCAGATCGGGAAGCGTAGAGGCGGTTATTTTGCCCCGTCTCTTTTCCTTCCATTCGATTTCTTTTTGTTCACTTGATTTCATGTGCTACTAATTCTTTGATTTGTTCTTTAGTTAGTTTATATTTCGTCTGTACCTGTGCGACCGTAAAACCACCTGCCAGACCGTCGAGGATATTTTTCCAGATTGCCGATCCTGTCTCAACCGTAGGCAATGAGTTTTCTACTTTCGGAAGAAAAGGACGAATACGAAGCGAATCAACCTTTTCGCCGAAAGCGTCAACTAATACCGCTCCGATTTGGATTTGCTTGTTTATCCATGACTCAAAATTCGGATTCTTGAAAATTTTCGTCAATGTTTTGCAATTCGTCCGGTTGAGGATCATCGGTTTTACATTCTCGTAAAAGTAAGCGACGAAACATTCTTCTTTCTTTCCAGACGCGCCGACCACTTGTTCTTTTTTCGTTTCGCGGATGGTGAGAATTATATCTTTTCCATCCGGTAGGCTGTAAGCGCCTAGATAGTCATAATTAAATTGAGTTTTCCAGTGTGTCATTATCTTGTTGTTTAAAAGTTATCGTTTCCACCCTGATAAAGCGCCTCATAACAGTGAGCGCAAACCGTTATTATCTTTGTGCCATGTCTGCCGCGTTCGTACGTTTCGACCTCTAATTCTATTTCTTCGCCCGGTTCGATCTCTTCGCCGCAATCTTCGCAAACTAGAGTATCAGAAGGGCACGCACCAAGAACCGTACAAATTCGGCAATTACCGATACATTGAGGATTCGCCGCCATGTCGTTTCGTGTTTAGATAGTTACAGACTAGCACATAGATAACCGTGATAAATACGATCAGTAGTGCGATAATTAATTTGCCCGGCTCCGGCTCGCCTTCTGCGAGGCTGCACGCTAAAAGCATTAAGATAATAGCGGAGGGACTTTGTTTTAGTGTTAGCATGGCGTTTGTTTTATACTACCTTATTACTCTGTATGAATCTATCTATACTCGATAAATCGTACCAGATCATTTTTCCAAATTGAGAAAAAGAAATGAGAGCTTTTTCCCGTAACGTTCTCAAAAAATCATCAGAGCATCCTATATAGGATTTTGCTTCATCTTTACTAAGCCACTTCTTTACTATTGGCTCAACTTTTCCGGTTACTCTAGTTCGTCCCATTGTCGTACTATTCTTTGCGTTCAACATAAATGTTATCTCCGTCGATCCAAGTTTTAAAAATCTTTCCTTCATCGGTTTTTAAATCGGATGCGGTCGTTCTTACTGATTTTCTGCGGTTGCGGGGGAAGTAGGTTTGTCGCCCTACTTCCATCGCTTGCAGTGTCGGTTTAATTGGTGTTGTGTTCATTGTCGTGTATATTATGTAAATTATTTATTGAGAAAAGTGCATTTCTTAAATGGAAGATAAATTGTCATTAAACAAACTATCATCATATCATAAAGAATATCTTTTCTTTCATTACTTTTGCATTGTTACATTTAAAATTAATATCATGCGATTCTATCAAATTACTCCTAATCTTTCTATATCGGACGACTCCAATTTTGGTAATTATGACCATAAGATAATTTATGAGTTGCTAACATCTATCAGTTCTAATTTCTCAAAACATTTAAATCTCATCTCATCTAGTGTCCCCCCATGCCGTATAACCTATATTAATACTAATCCTAGATGCTCCAATATAATGTCAGAAAGATGGATTTTTTTACATGTCAGTCAAGACTATTGGTGTCAGTGGATATATCAATTCGCTCATGAGTACTGTCATCATTTAATAAACGGGGCGATGAGTGACGATATAATAGGTTTAATTTGGTTTGAGGAATCAATTTGCGAGTTATCTTCTATGTATCATCTTCATCAACTGTCTACCCAATGGAGCATTAGTAATGATCCGATTAAACTCCGCTACGTCCCCGCTCTCCATAACTATCTCCACGATTTAATCTCAAAGCAGCCTCAACTATTTTCCGATGCACTTCGTCCGGGATTTCTAGCACTATGGGAACAAATCCTATCCGAGCCGATATGTTATCGGGATTATTATAATGTACTTGCTGCAAAGATGTTTCCTTTGTTTGTAGAGAATCCTTCACTATGGAAAATAATTCTTCACTTTGGAGATATGCGGAAGTGGGGTTCTCTGCAGGAACTATTTGATTACCTTCAGAGAAATGCGACACCTGATTACTCGGATTCGTTGAATGAGTTACAATCTTTGTTGCTTTCATAATTCTATACTTTTATTTGTTAGTTCTTGATTGATTGATTAACTTTGATGCGACAAAGATAGAAGTTATTTCGCAAATTGCAAAATATTCGACGAAATAATTTCGCAATACGCAAAATTATGACTAAAAAAGAAAGATTAGAGGCAATAATCGACTATTATAGCGATGGAAAGCCATCAGTATTTGCGAAGTATATAGGCGTAGCTCCATCAACTATTAGTTCATGGCTATCAAGAGATACACTTGATTACGATTTAATTTTCGCAAAATGCGAAAACATATCATCTAATTGGCTGCTCACTGGAAAAGGCGAAATGATTAAAAATGCAGAGCGAGAACAAAAAACAATCGAGATTTCCGAATCTGCAATAAGCGAAACAAAACGAAAAGGAGCACTAATCTACGACATAGACGCAACATGCGGGCTAAGTGGTAGAGATATAGAATTTACAGACGAAAAAGTGATAGGAAGTATAGACGCACCGGAGATAAACTCGGATTCAAAGATTATATTCGCCACGGGCGATAGTATGTTACCGCTAATCGCTTCGGGCGACAGGGTAGTAATTAGAAAGATTGAGAGTTGGGATTATTTCAACTACGGACAGGTGTATTTAATCATAACGAATGAATACAGGCTTATAAAAAGAGTTCGTAGGCATCCTAAAGATGCGGATAATTTAATCCTGCTTCGTAGCGAGAATCCAGACTATGATGATATAGATTTACCGAAACGGGAAATTATTCATCTTTTTATTGTGGAGAACATTTTATCAATCAAAAACATATTATAAATCACTAAAAACAAAACAACATGAAGAAGCTATTATTTTTAGCACTACTATTATGCAGCGTTTCTGTATGGGGGCAAATCCAAACAAATGTAACAAAACAATGTTATCTATTATATGACTTTGACGGTAAATCTTTCAATAAGAATAAGAAGATAAAAGAAGGTACTACTATAACATTAACCAAAGAATCTGATCGCCTTATTGGATTCTACGAAGTTTTGTATAAAGGGAAGCAATATGTAATAAAAGAGAATTGCATAAATCAAAAGGATCTAAGTTTATTGCCCAAAGATAGCCTAGCGATTCAAAAGTATTGCAAAGCAATCACTAAAGCAGGAAAAAGGTGTTCTCGCTTGCATGAGCCCGGCAATGTGTATTGTTGGCAACATAAAAAAGATTCAATCAATACGCAAAATATTCATTCTCGACAACAAGATAGAGTCATCCACACGGGACCACGAGGGGGCAGATATTATATTAATAGCAAAGGGAATAAAGTATATATCAAAAAATAAAATTTATCATATCACCTCTAAAACAAACTCTGCATGAAGAAGTTACTATTTTTATCATTGTCTGCTCTATGTCTAAGCAGCTGTTCTTCTAAAACCGAGACGCCTTTAGAAATATACCTGAACGAGCACAATCAAAATTTAAAATCATTAGAAATAATCGAAGTTTCAGAAATAGACAGTGCATATTCTCCTTATAAAGAATTAATGTCTTTATCTTATATGTATTCAAAACTCGGTGCTGATATAGCAAAACTAAACGCAAAAGCATTTAAGGCAAAAAGCAATAAAGAGGCTATTGCAATATTAGATAGTGCTTTGAATATATATAATCAAGAAGATGCAAAGCTCGATCCTATAACAAACAAATGTTTTAAATCTATTGATTTCCCTGAACTGATAGATGAAAAAAATAGAATATATATAAAAGCAAAATATAAAATAGACGGGAAAACCCAAGAACACAACTTCTATTTTAATGAGGATGGGAAAACGATTGGGCATACGGAAGAAGATATACGCCAAAGTGCTAACGATGTTCTCTCTGGGTTAAATAGCGCACACGATGCAAAAAGAGAAATTGAAAAAGATAAAAGAGCAATAAAGAGAGGAGAATATAGATTCAATGCTCAATAACCGCCCAATAAACAAGTGTCATCGACCACTAAATCGAACTAAACATGAAAAACCGAATCAAATCATATTGGAGCAACTGTTTGTCAATCGCTGCGATTATATGTAGCGTTGTTGCTATTTGCGTTTCGTTACCATCCGCGCCGGAGTTAGGTATAGACTATATCGGGGTGATAGTAGGGATTTTATCGCTTTTAGTGACGATGTTAATTGGATGGCAGATTTGGAATGTGATTGCAATAGATAAGAAGATAGATGGTAAAGTAAAACAAACTAGCGATTCTTTAACGGAGAGTATCAATGTTACCAAAAAAGAAATGATAGAATACATTGAAAAAGCAAATGAAAAAAGCCAAACAGAAATAATGACGTCATTATTATTCATACAAGGAGATAATTTTTTATTTAAGAGTCAATTTGAAAACGCTTTACTTCGTTATTTAGACGTCATATCTGATATAATAGAAAAGCCATATATTGAGAACTATTCAGATGCAATAAACGCATGTATATTAAAGGCTAGAGAAGCTATGCGATCAGTTAATAACAATGAATTGAAAAGAGTATTGAAAGAGGAAAAGAAAGAATCCTATTTGAAAGCATTGTTAAAAATAGAAGGATATAAAGCAATAGATATAATAATATTTCTCCGTGGATTATAACATAATAACAATATGAATAACACAGAAATAATCGCAGAAGAAATTATAAAAATCGCCTACGACAAAGGGGGGCTTATAAATGCTGATGATTTGACAGAGGATCAAAGAAAAGCTACTACTGACAACGCGGTTGATTACGTCATGCGATTTTATGGAACTTTCTCCGGCGACGGGAAAAACCGATATTATGGTTTAAACGAAAAAGGATTTGAATTAGGAAGACGCGGATTCTTTAGCGGAGAAGAAAAGGAGAGGAAAAGACAACGAACAGGCGTAAATATAGCTATAATAACAAGCATTGCATCTGCCATTATAGCTATAATTGCAATAGTCGCAGATTATTTGAAGTAGTTCAAATAGACGGGTACATAATTTTGTTTTCCTGTTTTGATATACTCTAAAAGGATTTCAGTAAGTTCAAATAAGTATATACTATCTGTATTTTGAAAGCCCATGGTTCGAGGCTGTTCTTTGTGAGTAATGATTTGAATAGCTTGCTTTAAGCAAAATGCTCTTAGTTCTTCATCTGTCATAATAGTATGTTTACTATTAGCCGGATAAACTAGAAACAGATAGCTTAAATTCAAACAAATAATATTTGCTATTTCTGATTGATTGATTAACTTTGTATTGAAAACGTTCTTTGATAAAAATGAAATATAAGAGGTGATATTTATAAGGAAGGACATGAGTGCCGTTTTTTAATGCAAATTCGGTGCAAATAGATTTTATAAATATTATAAGATATTAGTTATAAGCGTTTTAGATGGTGTACAAAAACGCCTCTCACGCATGTAATACGAGTTCGATTCTCGTACCCACTACAAAGAAAAAGAGGAAATGCAGTTAAA